GGTATTACAAAATATGGGTTTGAGATATTTGCGTTATTTGGTGAATATTGCGTGCCTATTGCCCCTGATGACAATGCCCCTTCTAATGCCCCTGAGCATGTGAAGGCAGTCGCAGATGTAAAGGTTAAGGTAAAGGCGTCTTCTACGCTTCCCATATTGTTCAAAACTATCTTTGTCGGGTCAAATGCGCCTGCTGCTGATGTCTTTGAGTATGTATCGTATGAGGCAACAATATTTCCAAGCTGCAGACATAATCCAGCGAAAGAATTAGCTGCTGTATAATTATTAGCAATCTGCTCAACTGTGTTGATAGCGCATATATTCCCAGACCATGACCATGATTGAGTCGTATAGGCAGCAGTGATATTTGTTGCATTCGTAGGAGCAGTTGAAAAAGTTAAATTAATTACACCAGTTGAATATACTATAGAGCCAGTCGTTAAATACGTTCCTGTTAGCGCTCCTGTAGCGCCGTCATCAACGGCAGTATAGACAGTGCCTCCAATATTATAACTAATCACTACAGACCCTGGTAGAACAGGAGGATGCGCTGCTGTATGGGCGTTGAATGTCACAGCGCTTCCATTTCCTGCGCCAACAACCTCTGCGGTATAAGCATTATTTTGAGTGGTTAGATATTCAAGTTTACCGTTTGAGTTATAACTAAATACAATTCCACCGCCTAAATAAGTCCCGTATGGATAGATATCTTGCGCATCCGCAGTCGGCGCTGATTGCGCTATCCATGAAGAGCCTGAATACATCACGCCTTGAAAGGCTACTGCGCTTGCATCCATTGTCTGAGAAATCATGAAATTCGAATTCAAGGCAATCTTAGAGCCATTGCCTATATAATAATCATTATTATCAAATATAATTGCTAATGCTTGCGCCCCTGCCGTGATATTTGCGTTTAACTGACCGCCTCCCATCCATTGTGTATAGGCTGCCGCTGCGCTTTGTATATCAATAGCCGTGCCTAATGCTATATATACCCTGTCTGCTGCAGGAGTTGGGAATAGGTTATAGGCATATACTGAATTTGCGGTATAACCAGATGCGTTTTGATTCCATAGGAAAGCCTTTCTGTAACGTGTTGCTCCGTTTAAACGCTCTGGTCGTGAGACCCTAGGGAATTCATTGTACATCGTCCAGTTAGATATAAGATTATAAGACTTTCTGCCGCCGTTTGCTGAGACGTCAATCACTGACAGACTTTTTGCCAATACTATATCGCTTTTTGTCACTGCCATTTTATGTTACCTCCGATGTGAAGAAATTTAAGATTTATGATTTATGATTTATGATTTAAAAGCATTCAAAAAAACTGATAATCTTTTAAATCTTTTCTTTAATCTTTTTTTAAATCATAAATCTTAAATCTTAAATCATAAATCATAAATCTCTTCATTAAATCCAATTTAACGCTATTCCTCTTATATTTATATTTTTGCCTAATGTGACTATCTTAGCCTTGATAGATGTGCCTGATACCATGCCAGATGTTGATAAACTGCCTGTATATACACATTTTCCTGCGGCTGTTGCCCCTGCAGCATATATTGCCGCCTTAGCTAACCCTGTGACTTCATAATAATTTGTGCCGTTATCCATACTGGCATATACTTTAAAATCAGTATTTACGGCATTAACATTTGAAACGTCAGGGTCTTCTTGTAATAGCAATACTCTAATATATGATGATGGAGCAGATAATGCCGTATAAGCATTTGTAAGCAATGTCATCATATCGACTGACTGATATTCCGTTGTCGGAGGAGTAAAATTTGCTGTCCATCTTGCTATACCTTTGCTAAATCTGAACTCATCAATATATCCATTGAAATATTGCTGAGCAAGGTTTCCAGCACGTCCAATAGTAAAATTGTATGAACTTGAAGCAAAGTTAATTCCGCTTAAGTCTGCCCTTGTTGCTATAGATGTTCCATCCAGATATATGGTTAAGTTTGCGCCATATCTGACAAGCGCAATGTGATGCCACGTTGTTGTATCTGTAATAGTAGCCGTTGAGGCGAGTGAACTGTCTGATATTAAATAGCCTTCCCATGTTATTGTATTGTTAGAATTAATGCCTATAACATGCTGCATTGTTGAGAGATTCGTTCCGTCAAATTGCCCACAAATATAACTCGAACTTGACGTAGAAGCCCTTTTCACCCAAAAATCTATAGTAAAATCATTAGTTCCAACATTAAAATTAGCACCTGCAGGAGCTGAAATTAATGATGATGATCCATTAAATTGTCCAGAAGCCGTGCCAAATTTATGCTGATCCGTTGTAGTAACCGCGCCACTAGCGGCTGTCCATGTATTCAAACCTGTGGTATCAGTAAATACAGTCCCATTGTTTGCGCCATTGAAACGAAGTAACGCTGTAGTATAAGCAAGCCCAACTGGTGTATATAATTGAGTCCCATATACTTGATTAATGCTGTTGGTAGTATCAATCCCAGTTTGGTCAGCAAACCCATCAGCCATGCAATTAACCATACGTTGAAACGGTAGCGAACCTGCTTGCAAACGTAAAAGCATAGCAAGATTAATGTTATCGTTAGATATATCTAAACTTGATTGTGGAAGTCCTCCTGTACCGCTGATGCTGCCTCCACTTGAAGCCCCGGTATGAGTATGGTTTGCATTTGTAAAATCTGAAATGGTTGGAGCAGTTAATGTCTTGTTAGTTAATGTTTGCGTTAATGTGGTTCCTGCCACACTTCCTGCGCCTACGCCGTGAACGCCTGTTGTTAAGGCATTATGTGTATTGACTGCGCCAGATGGTTCTGCGCCTGCTTGAGTTGCGGTTATATCCGATACCTTAGCAATCGTGCCTGCCCCGACACCATGAACTCCTGTTGTTAAGGCTGCATGCGTTGCAACGTTACCAGATGGTTCAAAGGATGCAGCATTTTTACCGCTGTCCTTTTGACTGCCTGTTGTATTTGAAAAACCAACAAAATTATCTGTTACTGATGGATTCACGATTGCTGGTGCCCCTGCGTTTGCATATGTTATATCCGTTAGTTTGGCAACTGTGCCAGCCCCGACACCGTGAACCCCTGTTGTCAAGGCATTATGAGTATTTACTGCGCCAGATGGTTCTGCCCCAGCCTGAGCTGCGGTTATATCTGATATCTTGGCAACTGTGCCTGCGCCTACTCCGTGAACCCCTGTTGTCAAGGCATTATGAGTATTTACTGCGCCTGATGGTTCTGCGCCTGCTTGAGTTGCGGTTATATCCGATATCTTAGCAATTGTACCTGCGCCTACACCGTGAACCCCTGTTGTCAAATCCTTGTGTCCATTGACTGCTGCAGCAGCTGTACCTGTTGCGTCTGCCCCAGCCTGAGCTGCGGTTATATCTGATATCTTGGCAACTGTGCCTGCGCCTACTCCGTGAACCCCTGTTGTTAAGGCATTATGTGTATTGACTGCGCCTGATGGTTCTGCGCCTGCTTGAGTTGCGGTAATATCCGATACCTTAGCAACTGTGCCAGCCCCGACTCCGTGAACTCCTGTTGTTAAATCCTTGTGCGCATTGACTGCTGCAGCAGCTGTACCTGCAACGTCTGCCCCAGCTTGAGCTGCGGTTATATCTGATATCTTGGCAACTGTGCCTGCCCCGACACCGTGAACCCCTGTTGTTAAGGCATTATGTGTATTGACTGCGCCTGATGGTTCTGCGCCTGCTTGAGTTGCGGTTATATCCGATACCTTAGCAATCGTGCCTGCCCCGACTCCGTGAACCCCTGTCGTTAAATCCTTGTGCGCATTGATTACAGTTGCTGCTGTACCTGCTGCGTCAAAGGATGAGATATTATTGCCGCTATCTTTTTGATTTCCAACCGTATCACTAAAAGACACAAAGTTATTTATTACGGATGGATTAACCTTTATTGGCGAATTTGGAGAAGTTCCGCCAACCCCGTTTGTTAATATAAAGGTTAATGCTGTTGTGTCCAGCGTTATTATATCTGGAGTGCTTAGGGTATAGACATTTCCTATATTTAACGCCCCGCCTGAGATATAAACAGTAGTGCCGCTCAATAAACTGGTATTTGAGTCTGGAGTTCTCATCAAAACATATGGATGAGATGCGTCTCCAAGTATTGATATAAAATAAATACCGTTATCAACTCCGTTTGTCTGGTCTTTGACTAACACCCTGTCAAGTAAATTCCCAGAAATGCTGTCAAGAGAGAATGCGCCATTTGCATTTGCAACCAAGATTTTTGTATCTCTTGAACCTGCCGCAGTAACGGATAGGTTAGCCCCTGTAGTTGCCAGCCTGCAAGCGTCAAGAGCTACCGCTTGATTGCTGCTCCCTGAATTTGCATTAGCATGTGTTATCATAGATATCCTTTAATTAATTTAAGATTTAAGATTTATGATTTATGATTTAAAAGCATTCAAAAAAACTGATAATCTTTTAATCTCTTCTTTAATCTTTTGTTAAATCATAAATCTTAAATCTTAAATCATAAATTTCTTCTATTAAATCATATAATCAACTAATATATTCTGTCCGCTTGAGGGAGCTGCAGCCAGAGTTATGACTGCACCTGAGATTGTATAATCTTTGCCTGCGCCTTGCATCAGTCTTAGACTATTAACATATACCCTTACAGTCCTTGAATTATAAGGCGTGTTTGCCAATGTAAATACTTTATTTGCTCCATTGACTGAACCAGTCGGTGACTCTTCAAAGATGTTTTTGTCATAGTCAATTTGATTGCTAACGCTTGCATTCGCCTGTGTTATCATATTACACCGCCTTTGAGTAATCTGCCTGTTGCGGGTAGACAAAGACTGCAGCCATTCCATCTGTTATTGACGTTACATTGAATATCAGATTGCGGTAACTTGATATATCGTATATAGACGATGGCGTGGTTTTATTTAACACAATAGTTGCTAAAAGAACAGGAAATTTTATATCGCCTGGACTCAACGCTGGTTCTAATGAGGCGGAGATTGTTACAGTTAGTGAGTTGTTTCCTGAATATGCAAAGCCATTAGCATTTAAAAAACAAATCTGCGCATATCTGGTCTCTACATCGATGACCTGCTCTCTGGTTAATATAGTGTTGCCCTGACCTACCGCTGTCTGGTTTACTGGTAGTATTATCATGTCGTTTTATCTCCCGTGAATTAATTTAAGATTCAATGAAAGAAATTTATGATTTATGATTTAAGATTTATGATTTAACAGCATTCAAAAAAACTGATAATCTTTTAATCTTTTCTTAAGTCTTTTTTTAAATCATAAATCTTAAATCATAAATCTTAAATTTCTTCTTTAATCTTTTTTTAAATCATAAATCATAAATCTTAAATCATAAATTTCTTCTTTAATCTTTTCTTAAATCTTAAATCTTAAATCATAAATCATAAATTTCTTCTTAAATCATAAATCATAAATCTTAAATTTCTTTAATTCATCTTCGCCCTAAACTCAATCAAATCAATATACATCATCAATTTTTTAGCATCATCATCGATCATGCAATGACCTTTGATGTCCTTGCCCTCAACTGTTAATCCTTGCTCTGGCAGCCAGCCGTATTCAAGACTTGGCTTTGTTGGCAGCGTTTTTGCCACAGGAACAATTGATTGGGCGCTGCACGCTAAGACTATGATTAAGGTCATCGCTAAATAGATTGTTAGCAAGGTTGTTGACTTCTTTAGTTGTTTGGATATCCATTTTAACAACTTCATTTATAGCTCCTTTTTTAAAAAAATATCTTGAGAGTTTACAATAAACGATATATAACCAAACTAATATGCTTATTGCGCCTCCTATTTCAAGATATAATTTCATGTCGATTAAAATAGGTGTCATTTAGTCGCCCCTATACCTTGCGTCTTTGCGATTATTGAATTTGCCATCTGCGTTATCTGATGTCTGGACATTACATCGCCAATCGTTCTCAATGTCTCATTAACTACATAATCCATCTTCTCTTCTGAAGACATTATCAACTGCTTAGTCTTCTGCGGATCATCTTTGATATATTTTGCGTTCATCTCCTCAACTGCAAATACGTGCCTTGCGATAGTATCTGACCAGCCTTTCAATGTAGCCTCATCGATGGATAATTTGAAGATTTGATTTAACTTATTTAATCCCTTTAGTATCAAGATTGAGAAAATCCCTATTAAGATTGGGAAACCAATCTGTATCATTACTCCGCTTGCCCAATTGAAGATTATTTCTTTCATTATACTACCTCCATAAAGTTATTGTCTGAACCAAGATTCAATGAAGAAATTTATGATTTATGATTTATGATTTATGATTTAACAGCATTCAAAAAAACTGATAATCTTTTAAATCTTTTTTTAAATCATAAATCTTAAATCATAAATCTTAAATTTCTTCATAAATCATGGTTCAAGACGTTATACTGCCTCCGTGTATGTAATCTCTAGTTCAAACTCATTGACTCCTTCTAACATATCCATGAATTTATTGAATGCCAGACTGCTGTCACAAATCCCGTGTTTGCCCTCAATTATTCCAAAACGCCCACCAATCAAGATACAACCGTGTGTATCAGATGGAATATTGCCTTTATGGATTAATATATCTGTTCTGTTTGGCACACCCATTACCTCAAAGACATCGCCAAACTTAGGGGAGTTGGTACGTTTGCAGGTATAGATACCTACTGGGATACTTGATATACCATGTTCATTGAGTTTGTAAGGCAGCTCTAGTGTCTCGGCTATAGTTACCTCGCCTAGATTTAAATGCCCAAAACATGCGTTCTGCTCCATGCTTGTTGCTATGCGGTTAAGGTTAATTCTCATCTGCGTCATCCTTTAGTAATCTTTTTTCTATTTGTCCGAACCTGTTATTACAGGCAGCCCGCGCTATCTTGCAAGTATCGCTATTCATCAATTTATCAATCTTTTTATCCATGCTGTCAAACTTGAGTTTTATATCGTCAAATTTTGTGCTTATCCACTTTATAAACCAATATCCAGAGGCAAGACCGCCAACTATGACCTGATAAATCGGGTTGTTGATAAGTTCGTTCATTTCGCATAACTCCTATGTCTATCCAACATATTTTTAACTCTTTGCAATAAATCATAAACAGGCGTCATCTGCCTCAATTCTCTTTGGAATGAAATCTCTGTGACACCAATGTTATTGCGCTGCATATAATCATATCTGCATTGCATTAAACAAGCTGATGTCAAGTCATCTGGACATGCCAACACACCATTAATATCTGCAGCATAACCGCCTGTGTAATTAACGTATATTGATAATGGCGGATATGAAGGCAGGTGATAAATAAACTTGATAATCCCATCATCTTCTAAGATAAAGAAATCTGTATTTATCTTATAATCATAATAAATAATATCAGAGCTGCTCTGTCTGAACTGAACAGTCAAAGGCTTTGCCAAATCTACGGGATATGCCTTCAGAAGAACCGTATCCGTTCCCATCTGATTGATATTGGTATGGAAATCAAACTTTTCCGTTCTCTGCTCCGATTTTAAGAAACGATTAAGATATGTCTCTATTTCACCAGACACCATCTCTAAAAACAGGTTTAACAAAGCGTCCTGAGATGTATCAGTGATAGACAACATCAGTTTGAGCTGGTCCAATGAGGCAAGTTTCATCTTAGAGTTTTAACCTCAAATTAAGGGTTTTTAAGTCATCGATGAATTGTTTATCAAAATCATGATCAGCATTTTTAAGCCTTGAGTCAAGACTATCAAGATGACTGCATGTAAATATAAAATGCGCAGATAATGACTTCTCAAGTTTTGCATTTTGAGACTCTAATTCCATAATCCTTTTATCCAAATCCTTAATGCAGACTTCCAGCTCTTTTATCCTATCTTCAAGGGTTGTATCTGTCTTCTTTTTCTCTTCCATTTTAGCCTCCGCTTCCAAATTATTTATACCGTCTTGAATTTCTATCAATTTATCAATTGCTATATCTATTCCAGCGCTTAATTGATGTCGTGATTTCTTCTCTACATCCGCTGTTTTTTCTTTCTGTCCGCCTGGAAAAAGACTTTCTCTGATAGAGTGGTGCCAGCCCATTACATCTGCATACTCTTCAATAACTTGCCTTGCAGTTTTCAGGGCTGGAACAATCTCATCCTTTGCGTCTTCAAAATCTGCAATCAACTGTTTTACCTTTTGCAGGGCCTCTGGATTTGCAGGAATCAACACCTGTGATACCTCAAGCAGATTTACCTTTGTATAAATCCTTTCTACGTCAACTCCATTAATATCCTCGCTTGGAGTCTCTGAGGCAAGGGATTCAAAGCCTACTGAATAAGCTGCCTGTCCTTTACTTGCAAGGTTAAACGCCCAATCTGCCTCTGGGTTGCCTTCGCCTACAAAATATTTAAACTTTGCGATTAGTTCATTCCCTACAATGCCGATTGAAAGGGCTATGCCTATCTGGCTGGTAAGCTCTGAGTAATCATGAGATGTTAGAAGCACAGGGTGCTTCATATACTCAACAAGCCCATCTTTCCATGCGTCTATGGCTATTACCTCGTTATATCTGTCAACTGCGGATGACGATATAACGGCGTCAACTGTGTAGTTGGTTGTGTCTACTGATTTGATGACACCTTTTAAACGTTTATACGTTTTATTCATTGTCTATCTCCGTGTGAATTAATTTAAGATTTATGATTTATGATTTAATGAAGAAATTTAAGATTTAAGATTTATGATTTAACAGCATTCAAAAAAACTGATAATCTTTTAAATCTTTTTCTTTAATCTTTTTTTAAATCATAAATCATAAATCATAAATCATAAATTTCTTCATTGAATCTTAAATTAATTCAAGCGGGAGGCTCAAGGAGGACTTTTTGCCCCCCGCTCAATTGGTCTAAGACCAATATTTATGTACTATGCAACTGGTAAATTATGCGCTCCATAACATATAACTGCCATACTGGTCTGAAGAGCAGAGCCACCGCCTGTTATGGTGTGGGTAACATTAAATCTGATATAACGGTTAGCTATTGAATTAGCGTTAATATCAAACTTCATAACTCCAGAGCCTGAAAATGCGTTGCTGGTTGCAATTACTACTGTTGGCTGAGTCGCTCCAAGGGTTACTGCGCATGAATTAACATTGAAGTCAACGCCTGCCTGATTTGCAGTCAGAGTTATAACGTCGCCTGATGCTGTAGCTGTCAATATAGAGCCAAAGGTAGTATTCAACTGAGAAACAATAGCTGCCCTTGTGGTTGCATGGTCTGTGCCGAATGTTATAGGCGGCATTGCTAAGGCATATGCACAAGGCTTGTTATTGTAGAGGGTGATATTCATATCTACAACATTGCCTGTTATCAAGTCGGTTGATAAGGTAATCGTCTGTCTTTTGTTGCTGATGACATTGGTCTGATTAACTCCAGATACGTCTGCAAAGGTTATTCCGTCTGCGGAAGACTGCAGCTGTACAAGGGATGATATTGCTGTAGTTGCTGAAGGCGTGAAGCCTCCAAGCATAAGAGCTGCGCATATTGAGCTAAAGTCACCAATATCATGACCGTTTCCGCTGGTTAAACTTCCGGTATTGATTGTCTGACCAGACATTGCGTTTTTGACTGCTATGTTCTGTGAAATATCGCGCATGTTTTTCTCCTTTTTTATAAGGGCAGGTTCAAACGCTGCCCTGTTAATTTAAAATTTATGATTTATGATTTATGATTTAAGATTTAAAAAAAGATTTAAGAAAAGATTTAAAAGATTATCAGTTTTTTTGAATGCTTTTAAATCATAAATCTTAAATCATAAATCTTAAATTTCTTTCATTAGTCAATTATGCAGATACTGCGTCGTTACATACTGCAAAGCTCTCAGCATGTCTAATGCCAATATCGGTCTCTTGTATAATCCTTATGTAAGTCTGGTTAGTAGTAAAGGCGTTAGAAGTTTCTTTGCTTGCCAGAATCTCTATATCTCCCCAGTTAGCAAGGATGAGCTCTTCAAAATTACCAAAGATGACAGTGGATAAGCCTGTGCCAGCGCCTTTGGTTGCTGTGTTAGGCAGTTGTGTTGTGGTCATAAAATCATAACCAAGATATGACTTCAACTGCTCATCAGATACAACGCCTAATGGATAGCCTTTGGTATCTCCGCTAAAGAAGTGTACTTTCTGCTTCTTTAATACTCTTTTAACCGCAGGAGACATGATATAACCTAATTTGCCTCTTAGAGCGTTTGCGTCTTCTAAGAGCCCTTCCATGTTCTGCGCCTGAACATAATCAAACGTGCCGCCATTAACTCCGATTGCAAGAGAACCAACGCCAACAGTATTTTTTATCCCTACAGGCTGAGCGCCTATTCCAGTTCCTGCTAATGCTGCAAGGTCTACTGCCAATGCCATAACCTTAGTTATGTCTTGTGTGATCATCTTATCAGCAGATGGATTTGCCATTCTTAAAAATCTGTTAGACAGTATCACGACTGCGCCTAAAGAGTGTGGTCTAAGGTTTAACTGTCCATAACTCTGCTGGCTGTCTGTAATGCTTGCATTCTCGTCAATCCAGTAAGCTGTAGCTCCGCTTAACTGCTTTGGAATCTCAACAGGTGACCCTACTAAGCCGTTAAGCACGGTTGCGCCCATCTGGATAACTGTGCTGTTTGGTCTTAATAGTTCAATGAAATTATCGCCAAGATACTGAATAGGCACAATAAAGCCGCCTGCGCTGTCGCTGCCGACTGATGCTGCCTTTTTGCGGGTTTCCTCAAATACTGACTTTTCAAATCCTGCGTTTGTCCAATCGCCTGTCGTGATTGCGATGACGGCTTTTGACATAGAAAACCTTTCTTTTTCATCTTCAAGCCCTGATACGGATACCCTTCTTTCCTTGCTTCCCATCTCTAATGCCTTGAGTCTTGCGTCGTGTTCTTGTTCGATTCTGTCAAATCTTTTATTGACAAGGTCGTTTGTTTCTTTCAATGCGTCTAAAACTTCCATTTGTGTTACCTCCGTTAAGTTATTATCTGAACCAAGATTTAATGAAGAAATTTATGATTTATGATTTAAGATTTATGATTTAAAAAAAGACTTAAAAAAAGATTTAAAAGATTATCAGTTTTTTTGAATGCTGTTAAATCATAAATCTTAAATCATAAATCTTAAATTTCTTCATTTAATCTTAAATCTTAAATTTCTTTCATTAATCTTGGTTCAAGACGTTAATATATACTTGCGAATAGCGGCTGCCATCGTCTGCCAATCTCTGTCCTGTATCATCATAAAAGGGCGTGCTGGGATAGTTACTGACTGCTTGCTTGCCCAAGGCGTTCCTTTTCCGCCTCTCATAAATTTAAGATATTTTGCATTTATTGCGCTTATTGTGCCTCCAAACTGATGGATTGCGGCGTAATCTACAGTTGTGCCAACTGCAACTGTATCATTATCAATTGGCTTAACTGTCAATGAGTTCATCAATATCTTTGTATCAATCAATGTATTACCACCTGACATTGATGAACGGATTGACGGTTTCCATGCTGTAGGTCTTCCGCCTGCAAGAAAGTTTTCAGCTATAGACGTCCTCACAATCTCACCAATAATCTTTAATGCAGGAGATAAATCCCTCAATCTTCCTTGAATATCTGCAAATAATTGCCTTACTGCTTCATCTTTTATCTCAACATTTATTGTTACTCCGCCCATTTTTCTTTACTTCTCCTTATGATTATGTTAGTATTGATTAGTAACTAACATATCGTTAGAACCCAGCTTCGTTATACGATATGTGACACCCGCCCTGCTGAGGAGGGAGTGAGGGTCAATTAATCCTCTTTTGACCATATCAGCCTGCCTATGCGTTGTTTCTGCATATATTTTTTATTTGATGTAGGAATCATCGTCCAAGATTCCAGTTTTCCGTCCCTTGACTGAAAGACACTTATAAGGTATTTATCTTTTTCATCACCAATCTCATAACCTTTGATCGTCCTTTGCCTTAATTCAATCGCCCCTGATAACTTGTTCCTTTCTACTGAACTCCATATCTCATCGGGATCATTAACTGAATCAAAAAAATATGGAAGGTAAGGCGTTCTATCTAAATCCAAATGTTCGCTTAATACCTTTGCATTAACAAGCAAAGAAGACTTGAACTCATCCTTGATAAAAGAATATATCTTTTTGTCTCCGCCAATCTGAGCTGCAATATAATCTCTCAAATCATCCCTGTCATCTATTTTGTCTATAGTATTTAAATCATTAGCGTTTAGATTAATATCCTTATCAACAGTATCTGTAGGCGTTAAATATTCCCATGCTCCAGTGCCTTGCTTTTCCCAATCCGCCATTGCCTGTTCTGATGGCTGCTCCCACCATGCGTCTTTTATGTGGCTGGTTTGAGGAATATCATCTTCCGGGGCTTCTTTAATTGGTACAGTACCCTCCATATACGTTAAAGTGCTGCACCTGCAATTATAGGGCGGGTCAACAGGCGGTTCGTGGTTATCCCACCATGGATCATCGAAGGGCAGAGTTACACCATCCCATCTTGCATGTTCATCCCTGACTCTATCATCACCTGCTGTGATATATTTCTTAATATTCAATATATATGAAACTTCTTTCTGCTGCTTATACCTGCCAACTGCAAATGATGTATTCATATTAGTCCTAAAAATTGTATCAGCCCGCCATATTGAATTACCTTTATATTCCCAGCCGTATTTGTCTATTATATTGCTAAAATCTTTGCGGAACTCATGAAGCGTTGTTCCATCAACAAGCCCTTTTTCGACTGCTTTTTTTGTGTCTGCTAACATATCTGAATTCATCATCCCTGCTATTGTAAAGCCCTTTAGATGTTCCTCAGCCATCATTGAGTGATAATCACTTGATGTCATTTCAATTTTGTCTTGAAAAAATTTAATAGCCTCTTCAAACGGCAAATCAAAATAATTAACCTCTGCGCCTTTAGTTATCATCTTGGTTTGATTTAACTGCTGTTGATTATGTAAATGTACTTGATACCTGCCAGCCATGAAAGAAGCTGCATTGGCTAAACTTAACAAATCTGATAGTTTATTATCAAAATAACCAAAACAATCTATTACTTTATCTCCAAACTCTTTTAAATCCGTACATTTATTCAATAATTCCAAAACAGGATTAAACAGCCAGTCTGAGTTAAATTCACTGCGCATTCTCTCAAGATAAGCGTCAAGGATATGCTTTTTATCGTCAACATTAGCTGCCTTTGCTTCTAATTCCCCTTTTTTAAAAGGGGTGGCAGGCTCTGCCTGACGGGGTATCTTGTTTTTTATAAATTCTGGCTCTATCGTCTTGGACATATCAGCAGATTGCAGCTCTTGGATTTTAGGAAACTTCGGACTCCAAGCCCCCTCACCAAAACCAAGACCAAGCAGTTCATTAATCTGATTACCGTCAAAACCTGCCTCAACAAGCGTTTTCGCTTGAGCGACCTTCTCGTCAAAGTCTTCATGAAGGGCAGATACCTGCGACAAATCAAAACTAAGCCAGAACTTACCACCTTCAATATCTTTGAATAGACCGTGATCAAGTTTATTGGTTATCATGTTCATCTTAGGAATCAGACATTCCTGCCAATAGGTTTTATGCGCTGTCTTGATGCCTTCGTAACTCTTGACATCCTCATACATTCCAAGCACTACAGAGTTTACATTCAGGGCAGCGAATATGTTTTGACGCGCTATCTTGTAAAGATTATTGAAATCCATGTCTTTTTGAGATAAACGATTTTCAATGAATTTAATGCCGTCTTCAAGGATTGCTATCTTATGCGCCCTTGATACTCCAGAGTGTCGGTTTTCAAATTGAGCAATCAAACGTTTAAACTGGTCGTCTGTCAGGCGTTTGTCTGTTTGCAGAGACCCGCCGAAGTTAGCGCCGTTTTTAAAGAATGAGGCGTTGAATTGAGAGGCGAAGACTTCCAGTTGGATAAAATATCCTGCGGATGTCAGAGGGCTTAGACCTCTTAGCTCAGAATAAGGATTTAGAAATTTAAATTGAATAACTTCCCATGTATTCAGCTGAATTGTTTTATTTGCATTACGATATGCCCAGCCTGTCAAAATTCCTTGATTGTTCTGTATTGGATTAAATCTTGCTGGGTCTAAACACCAAATCTCTTGAGGCAGCTTCGTTACGTTATCCCTGCCGTCTAATATCCAGAAAGCCTCACCATTGAGGAGCAGGTATAAAATCGTGGATTCAATTAATTGTTCCCTTGACATGTAAATATTTGGGGATTGGAGTAAATCAAAGATTGCGCCATCTGTTATTTCGATTGTTTTATCTTTTGATTGCTGGGTATAAATCTTGAGAGGCACTTGAGAGATATTTTGTGAAATCTTATGAGCCGCAGCATAAACCGAAGTAGAACTTAGATAAGGATGTGCCAAATCTGCGCCTGCCTCAAGATTCAGCATACGCGAGGTTCTAAAAAATGATGCGTCGTCGGCAAGGGCTGGGAGAGATTTCTTGGGGAACTTTGGTAGAATTTTTGAAAATGTCGGAAAATATTTGTCTAACAATATTGTCTCCATAACTAAGAATAATGATAATCAATTTATATTGTTAGTTTACTGCTAAGCGGGTTGTCAAACGGTAACGGATTGGGAATTTATAGGATATTGATAATATCTTGCATTAATTAAAAATATATTAGTATACTTATATAACGATGGAGATATGTCCAACCCACCAAAAACATTGAACAAAAGATGATACAATAAGCACGGAAGGAACTATGAGATTAAGGTTGAAAACTATAATATCATTATTAATCATTCTCATTATAATCACACCGTCAATCTGCTTCGCTAAAACTGCCAGATATAAATATATCCACGTTAAGCGCAGTTATGCCCAAAAATCTCTCAAGCATAAACAAGAGAATAGAGGTAGTATCAAGCGGAGCTTAGAGGCAAAGCATGAATTTTGGAAACTCTCTGGTTATCCGCATGGGCGTAAAGGCTATGTCGTAGACCATGTGATCCCGCTTGCCTGCGGCGGGGCAGATAGGCCGTCAAACATGCAGTGGCAAACTATAGCTTCGGGTAAGGCTAAGGATAAATGGGAGAGAAATGGGTGTGGGAAGACGAGGTAGTGTTATAATATAAGGAATATTGATGAGATCAAATATAAAACCTATTATCTATATTTTTATCGCGCTAAGCCTGATTTCTTTGCTATTTGTTAATGATACATCCATTGATACTTCAATCAGAGTTTTTTTTTCCCCAAATGGCGGATGTACAAAGGCTATTGTATATGAGATAATGAAGGCAAAGACTGTGATATTAGTTCAGGCGTATTCTTTTACCTCTAAAGAGATTGCAAACGCCCTAGCGCAGGCGAAAAATACTGGTATTGATGTTGAGATAATCCTTGATAAATCAAATGAGTCTTTAAAATACAGCGCCGCTGATTTTGCCGCTCATATGGGGATTCCAACCTATATAGATCCAGCGCATAATATAGCTCAT